CTCAGATTTTTTGTAGGTAGAGGGACGGTAACCGGTGATCCAGAAAGAGATATTATTATCGAGAGAACTGCTTTTAAAGGACGAGTATTGACATGTATAAATTACATGGATTTACAGCAAGATTTCTTTGAGAAACCTGGGAGAATAAACCGGCTTTTTAAACTAGGCTGGAAAGATTTTGTAATTGCTGACGATGTAAATAAACGAGCATTTTTCTGTCTATCGATTTTCGGAGGAATGTGTACTGCTGTTCCATACTCTTTCTTATATGCTACAATTGGTAAAGAAGATGTGTATAACTCATTAGATGACGTTAAAAGAGCTTCTGGACCGTTGTTTAGAATGAGCGGAAAGGCTTCAAAGATATTTGGAGAAAGTCTTGCGTTGGCTCGACTTACAAGTTATAAGGAGAACTTAAGGATGGACTTAGTACAAAAGTTTCTAGATGAACTTTACCTAAATGAACAAACTCCTGGTGATTTAACTTCTTTTGCAAAAAAGTTGAAGCCTTCGAGTATAAAGTCATTGATTGCGAAAATTGAAGCGACAAAAGATCCAACAGTAGTTAAGAAAATACTTTCCTTTGTTCCTGCTTGGTCGCTTCCAAAAATCGAGGGAACTTGTAGGAAGTTATCCCCTGATTTTAATAAGTGTTATACTCTAGCTAAAAAAGTTATACAGAACTCAATATCGAACGTTCCTGATGATGTAGCCTCTCTTTTTGCTTGTGGAGTAGCTATTAGGTCTAGTTATAAAAGCGATGACCCAGTGGGAGAAGTTAAGAAAAATTTGAAAAGTGATATTAGTAAGTTTAGGAAAGTTCAGAGAGCATGGCATGATAAAGACCATCTGCCAGCTTATATAGGTCTTGGAACAATAATTGTGTTAATGGGTAGTATAATAACGTTTATGTTTTTACACCCGTTTCTAGTAGCTTTGATTTTTCTTATCTGTGGTGCTATAGCAACACTAGCTGTAATAGGAAGTAGAGAGGGGTAATTAAATGGAACAGGTAGAAAATGTAACGGTTGAGGCGGATGTTGAAAATCTTCAGTTGTATAGCGATACTTATCCTTTCCGCTTGTCTTTAAGGATTAGAACATTTGAGAGTGAATCTGAATTTGTAAAGTTCGTCAGAAATTGCGAGAAATTAGTTCGTGGCTGCTTAGAGTATAAACTTTGGAAAGATTATATTGTTGATGTTCTTGGTGTTAATTCTTGTATGATAACCCAAGAGCGAATAGATGAGTGTACTATAGAAATTCACCACCACATTCCTTCTCTTTTCGTTCTTATGAAAGCTTTAGTAAACAGGAGAATGGAAAAAGAAGAAGAGTTTTCAACATTTGATATAGCTCAAGAAGCTATTGATCTTCACTTCACAAATAGAGTTGGTTATGTAACTTTGATAAAAAGTATCCATGAGAAGTTTCACAATGGATTTTTAGATATTCCAATAAGTCTTGTAAAAGGTGATTACAACTATTTTGTAAATGAGTTTTCAAAGTATTTAGAGGAGGAAGAGCTTGAAACAATTCAAACTAGAATGACAGTCGATGAGAATAATTGTAGATGGGAACGTGGAAAGTATCCGGGCTTAATGGAAGCTACAGTTGGGAGTTAACAGATGATTACAATTGACAAAGAAAGTAAGCAACGAGCTAGGCTCGCTATTGATATAGATAATATGTGTGATCGATTCAAGTCAGTTAATTCTGTGTTCACATTTCCATCCCCTAGTTTATGGACTATTGATAAGAATTACTTTTATCTTTTGAGAAACTCAATACAGAAAAAGTTTAATCCTAAGTATAAAATGAGACCTGATTATTTGTCGTTTGACGAATATGGGACCGTTACTCTAGCAGACTTATTAATGTACATAAATGGAGTATTTTCTGCGGAAGATTTTGATTTAGTTACTGTTATTGTTCCTTCTTTTACTTCAATAGTTGATATTTGTGGAGATAAATTTTCTGAACAGGAGGTTGGAGATCTTAGCGAGGTAACTTGGTAAATGGTTATCAAAGACAAATTCGTTTTATTAAAAAATCTTCCAAATATACTTAAGTTGTCTTCTTCGGAAATAGAGAGACGTTCTATAGAACTTGGAGAAAGAAAATTGTACGCTGTTTTGAAACTTGTTGAGGCCAGAATCAACCATTTTACTAAGAAGAAAGTTTTTGAAACTGTTACTGAGTCCAGACGAGGGCAGCTAATACGAGTTCTAAAACTTCCAGACTATGTTCTCCCTGTTTCATATAACCAACCAACTAAAACTGCTATAATCAACTTAGATGCTTTTGGCACAGATGATATTTCTAGAGTTGATGCAAGAAACGTTTATGCTTGCGTTGTATATGGAATTTGTTTTTCTAGTTTGATTCGTGGAGAAGTTAAAGTTCGAGATATACATTACTCTCCGATGTCGAATTTTTTGTTATCAGCTTTTATAAGACTATTTGGAAAAGCTTATGGCCTTCTTGGGGCTTATGCTACGGAGATCCCAAAATTGAAATTCTTGATCACTTGTTATGTTTTGGGATCCTTTTTTGGAGTGACAAATAGAGATGAGATGTATAAAAAAGCTTTAACATCTTCGGGGTTTGATTTTAGAGATAGAGTTCAAGAGTTAAAAACTTTTGACTTTTCTAATATAGAGGACTTTATTAGTTCTCTTTCAAAGTTGGGAGTTATGCCTGGAATAAACAGATATCAATTTGCTGGTAGAGTTTTAAAACGACTGTCAATGAATTTTCTTCCAGCATTAGAAGATCTGTCTAGGTTTATCTCGGTTCTAACTACATCAAGTGTTCCAGGTACTGCTATCGTCCCTACTTCTATTTTTAGATATAATGAAGGAGAGTTTGCAAAGATACTAGAGATTTCTAAGATAATCTTTAAATAAGGCTGTCAAAGTATAATGGAAAAATTACTAGGAAACTATCGTGCAAAAGTTGTAAACAACAAAGACCCGAGCAAGTTTGGTCGAGTCCTTGTTTGGATTCCTGATGTCATGCCGAGAGTTTCCCCTACGAAAGGAATTTGGGCAAGACCTGCTAATAACCCTATTGGTGGTAGGAACTTAGAAGAAAATAGTGAACACCACTATATGGGTTCTTCATATATACCAAAGATAGGATCGTGGGTTTTTGTTTTCTTCGAAGCAGGAAATATTAATAGGCCATATTATTTTGGTGCTTTAGATTTAGAAAATGCTAAAGTTTTACCTGAAAACCAAGTTGGGTCTAGTTATGAAGATAAGTGGACTATTTTCAAATCGCACGCTGGACGATGTATAGTTATTTCTGATGACCCAGATGATGAAAGAGTTGAAGTCACAAGCAAGAAAAGACAGTTATCAAGTCCACCTTCTGGTGATACTGATTCAGTATATACAATAGATGGAAACCAAACTACTATTTTACTCGACGAAAGATCAGGGAAAGAAAAGGTTCTAATCAGGACAAGGCAAGGCGATTTTTTTCATATTGACATTGATGAAAGGAAATTACAAGCATATTTCCAGTCAGATATAATTGTTAAAACCGACGGTTCTATTTTCTTCCAAGCTGCTGGAGATGTCAATATTAAAGCAACAGGTAGTATAAACGAAGAGTCTGCAAGTGATGTTAATGTTAAAGCAGCTGGTAATATAAGCGAAGGAGCTGCTGGAGACATTAATATAAAAGCAGCAGGTAGTTTAAAGCAACAAGCTTCTGGAGATATTAGTAGCAAAGCAGCTGGAAATATCAACTCTGACGGTGCGATGATAGTTGACCAAGGTGGCGCTTCTGTTCCTGCTGGTGCGGCTGGCGCTGCTGCTCCTGCAAACCCTGAAGGGTCTAGAGACACATAGAAAGGAAAAGAGAATGGCTCTTAGTTTAGTGACAAGTTCTATATGCTCAAAAGTTCTAGGCGAGTTCGATAAAGGATTGTCTACTATTCAAGGTTCGAAAGGTAATTTGAAAGGCCAAGTGAATGGACTAGTTGATGGACTAGTGGGAACTGCTTGGTCAGCTTCAGGAGAAGTTACAAACGCATGTGGTTTGGTAGAAAGTAATCTTACTAATATTGTTCCAGATCTTTGTTCTCAGTCTGTAATTGATGAAGTAGTAGGCATGATTCAAGGGTGTGGATTTCTTAATGGTCATTCTACTTATGGCAATCCTCTTAGCTTACTAAATACTCTCTATGATAGTTTGCTGGATAAAGTTTGGGACAAAGCTAAAGAGTATGCTGGCTATTTACCAGAGTTTGATACTGGAGTTGACCTTAGTAAGTTCACTAACTTTCTTGATAAACTTAACTTTTCGACAGATATTCCATACTTAAGTCAAGCGCTTGATTGTGTTAGCGCTCTTTGTGGAACTGATGTTTCTAGTAGAGTTACAGCTTTTACTAACTTAAAAAACGAGTTGAACTTAACAGATGGAGGGCTTCTTGATCTAGATTCTATTTATGAAAGAGCAAAGATGACTGGATCTCAAATTATCTCTATGAACCAAGTTAAGTCTACGCTTGATGGCGTGTATGGTTCATATGCTTCTTCTTTTAGCAATGGAGTAGAATGTTTTAAAAATGTTGACTGGGATCAGTATGGATTGTCTCTTTTCTAGGAGTTACTGATGAGAATACCTTTTAAGATGTCGCTCCTGAAAGTCCGTCATGCGCGACCTAGGTTTATAATTCTCCATCATACTGTTTGTATGTATCCAGCTCCTAGTGCTAGAATAGACAATCCCAAATTTCAGTTACCAGCTATTATGAATAACGTTCTTGAACAGAAAACTCCTGACATAAATTACCATTATGTGATTGAAAAAGTTAAAGACGACTATCAAGTTTTTGGGTGTAGGCCTTTTGTAACTATTTGTGACTTTGATGATATCGATGTTAATACGAATAAATTTGCGATTCATGTTGCTCTTCTCGGTTCGTATGATTTTAAAATTCCAGAGAGGAGGTTGTATGAAACGTTAGCATACAGACTTTTAAACCCTCTTCTTAAAGTGTTTGGATTAAACCCTGCCAGAGTTAAGTTCCACTCAGAAGTGAGTAACGATAAAGAGCTTACGTGCCCAGGTGACTTTGTAGATGGAGCAGTAATTCAATCGATGATTCGGAGGTTCGTAGTTAAGTAATGCCTCTAGAAAAATACTTATCTAAAATTCAAGAAACTCTGCCTGTTAGAGGTCCTATTACGTTAAGTGATAAACAACTCTTAGATGACCATAGAATTTTCCATGCTTGGTGGTCTACTATAGAGAAGAAAGGAAAGCCGCTTACAGATAGAAGGACTGGGAGACCTATTGATAAAGAAGAAGTTATTCGTCGTCATCGAAGAGTA